TATTAAACAAAAGCAGCACTTCATAAGAAGCATTATACTATTATTTACTACTACTATACTACTGCTGCAAGCAGCGTGAAACACTATGATTGTACTACTACTTATACTATTATGATTTGATCCCCCGAGTAAAATACATTTGTAGAAGCACCGCCTGCCGGCGGCAATGAATTACAAGTCTAGTTCATACCTTCTACAGATATCGGTAATATGAAATAGATTCGGGGCATAAGGAAAACATCGACGGTCTCGTACTTCGAACTTAATAGTTAAATAAGTGTTGTAGACGAACCATCTCTGTTATAGGTAGATTACACTAACATCACTTCATTATACTACTTTTGTTTTATTAATACTACTATATGTTACCTTCTCCTACATCGAGTAACAAACAAAAACGGGCTTGGAAATAAAACATTAACATATCCGGGCTTGGGAAAGTTTGGCTATGGAGTCTAATACCCTTGCTAAGAGCGTCAGACCCCACAGGTTAAGGTTTAATCGTTCTCACCAAAGAACAGGTCAACTAAACTCCCAAGGTCGCTAGCGCTGGGAATTGGTGTGTCCTTTTCCAATACCAAGGGTTGGTCCTTTGGTGCAGCATTGGCTATCAATGCCCTCACTTTAGGACTAATGGAGAATTGTTCCATCTCCATGAAGGTGGACACAGGGTTCCTGTTATAACACAGAAACTCCCACTCTCTGTCCAGCTCTTCAACAGAAGCGTTTTTATACGCCTTATGAAGAACCTCTTGGCGATCAAAGCCATTAGCCAGAAGAGTACCGGTACACTTGTCCACAACTTCGCAGTATTCCCTATCAGTCAATATATCACCTCCCTTCTTGTGTAAACGTTATGCGCTGTTCTTGCTTGCGGCGCTCTTGTAAAAGGCTGCCCCTCTTGTGTAATGCTCACATGCGGGGTCGGAAAGGAACAGACGCCTTGAGACATTACAGCAATAGCCTATGTCTGGTTCGTCTATAGCGTCATCATGTAAGCACCATACACAAGTACCACATGTGTCTCCCTTCTTCTTCCTCACATTAAAACTCACATAGCTCATTGATATCACCCCCTTTCTGTTATGTATTTACCTACCTCAGACAACGGGTTTAGAAAACCGCATACCCTCCTTGTCCGCATATAACAAACAACCTACTGTCTACTACTACCTATGTCGAAGTCACACTTCGTTCAATCAAAATGAGTTCATATGGACTGAGCCGTCGATCGACAGGTCGAATCGATATGGACGATCGATACGATCGATGGTAATATAATAATAGTAGTAGTAGTGTTCTTCGAACGAAGTTCAGTATCTTATAATAGTATCTTATAATAGTATCTTATAATAGTATCTTATAATAGTATCTTATAATAGTAATATAATAATAGTCTTACTAGCGTAAGCTAAATAGTAGCAGTTTAACACGAAGTTCAGTCGTCCTTCTCTTTCCCTTAGCTCTATGTTCTCTTGTTTTTTTTTATCAGCAGCAGCAGCATAATGAACCGGCATGTGTTTTTACTTCTGAGGGAAGCGAGGGAAGCGTTAGAACCCCGGGCTTCCACAGAATTCTATGTAGCAATATAGTAATAGTATAAGTACAATCGTCCTTCAATTTAACTAACCTGCTTATATATAGGGAGGTTAAGCCTCCTTGAGGAGGGACCAATGACAATAGTAATAGAAGATGGAAGTGTAGTATTAGATGCTAATAGTTATATTACTGTATCAGGTGTTGATAGTTATGCTTCTGATTATGGTTATAGTAGTTGGGGTTGAGATGATTGTAGGGTTATAATGGGATATTTAGCCCGACGAAGAAAAATTTCCCAAAGGAGAACAAAATGAAGGGAAGACTAACTTCGAGACAACTCAAATATTCCAGATTAATGGCAGACGGGATGTCTGAGGAAGATGCTATTTTAGAAGCAGGATATTCACCACTTAGCAGATTTAAAACAAAAGCAAATCTAAGAGATAATGAAAGAGTACAACAACAAATTAAGCGTTATAAAGATAACACAGAAGATGAAGATATTATAGCAGACAGTGATGATAGACAAAAGTTATGGACTACTATTATGAACGATCCGTCCTTTTCAGGTAATATAAGATTAGAAGCTTCCAAACTACTAGGTAAAGCACAAGGAGACTTTGTAGTAGCTAAAAAGATAGAACATTCAGTAAAAGATAAACCTGTTATTCTTATTCCTGAAAGTAGTCCAAAAGAATGGGAGAAGTTCTGGGAAAAGACAAATGAATAAAAGTAATAATATAGTATGGATGCCACAACCTGGAAGCCAAACTGCCTTTCTTACTTGTCCATATTGGGAAGTATTATATGAAGGAACTAGAGGACCAGGTAAAACAGATGCTTTAATAATGGACTTCTTACAAGGTGTAGATAAAGGTTATGGTTCTGCTTATAGGGGAATTATATTTAGAGAAAGTTTTCCCCAACTATCGGATATTATCAGTAGAAGTAAAAAGTATTACATGCAAGTTTATCCAGATGCTAGATTCTTGGGTTCAAATGGTGTAAATAAATGGGTATTTCCTGATGGTGAAGAATTATTGTTTAGACATATGAAAAGAGCAGATGACTATTGGAATTATCATGGACATGAGTATCCCTGGATAGGTTGGGAAGAACTAACTAACTGGTCCACCATAGAGTGTTATGAAAGTATGAAAGCTTGTAATAGATGTAGTATAGTAGGTGTCCCTATTAAGTATAGAGCCACTTGTAATCCTTGGGGTTCTGGTCATAATTGGGTAAAGAGATATTTTATTGATGTAGCACCACCTTTAACAAAGATTATAAATGATAGTGGACAGATAAGAATTAGAATTCACGGACATTTAGCAGAGAACAGGATGCTATTAAGAGCACAACCTGATTATATTAAGAATTTAGATAGTATTACTAATGTTCAAAAGAGAAAAGCATGGTTAGAAGGTAGTTGGGATATAGCAGCAGGTGGTTTCTTTGACGGTATTTGGGACCCAGCTAAACATATAATAAAACCATTCGCTATACCAAAGAGTTGGAAATACATTATAGGATTTGACTGGGGATCGCAGAAACCCGCTTCCTTGGGTATTTGGGTAAAAAGTGATGGTAAGGTATTACCTGATGGTAGAAAGTTCCCTAGAGGCTCTATAATACGTGTTAAAGAGTGGTACATAGCAGAAAGAGATAACAAAGGAATGACTGTACCTGATAAAGGATTAAGATTGGATAATAAAGAAATGGCTATTGGTATCCATGAATTAACAAAAGATTTGAATATTGGTCAATGGGTGGCAGATCCTAGCATATTCAGAGATCAGTCAGGACCAAGCATTCACAAGCAATTTAATAAAATTAGAAGATTACCTTTTAGACCTGCTGATAATGAAAGAATAACAGGATGGCAATCAATGGTTACGTTAATGGCAGAAGCAACAAAAGATAATCCAGAATATCCAGGATTGTGGATATTTGAAACTTGTAGAGATTGGATAAGAACAGTTCCTACTTTAATGAGAGATGAGAGAAATATAGAAGATATAAGCACCGATACGGAAGACCATATAGCAGATGAAACGAGATATGTTTGTCAGACGGTCAGACCGTCATTGAAAACGCAGGAACTACTAATATAGAGGGGGTATTATGACGATACTCAACAACGGTAACACAAATACAGTAGATTCTACTTCCGATATTTATGACACTATGACAGAATATTGGGAACTACCACTTACTTTAATGGGTGGAGAAAGGTCTATGAAAGCAGCTGAGAGGACCTATCTTCCACAAGAACCTACGGAGACAAATCCACAGTACACAAATAGATTGAAACGATCTACTTTAAAGAATTACTTCGCCTGGGCTGTGGAAAATCATACAGGTAGAGTATTTAAGAAACCTGTAGTGTTCAGTGATGACACTGACAAACTTATAATAGATTATAATAGTAATATAGATCTAATGGGTAGCAATGCCGATGCTTTTTATAGGGAAGTATTTAGAGATATGTTAGTAAAAGGTATAAGTTATGTTTATGTAGATTATCCTAGGGTTACAGAGGATCTATCACTTGCAGATGAATTAGATGCGGGATTTAGACCTTATTGTATTCACATTAAAGCAGACCAAGTTATAAATGCTGTGTCAGGTATGGTAAATAGTAGAAAAGTGCTTGTAAGAGCACACATACTGGAAACAATAACAGTTCCTGATGGAGAATGGAGTACTAAAACAATACAACAGATTAGGGTACTCTATCCAGGTTGCTGGCAGTTATGGAGAAACGAGGATTCATTATCAAATGGTAAATGGTACATATATGATGAAGGAGAAACTTCTTTAAGTTACATACCATTAATACCATTATATGGTAAGAAATCAGGGTTCTTTGGTGGGATAAGTCCTTTACAGAATTTAGCTAACCTAAATAGAGCACATTGGCAGTCATTGTCCGATCAAATGAATATCACTCATGTTGCTAGAGTTCCTATATTATTTGGAACAGGGTTTGATGATGGTGACACTCTTTCCGTGGGTTCAAAATCTGCTATAATGGGTCCAGATGGAAGCACTTTATTGTTTGTGGAACATACTGGTAAAGCCATAGAAGCAGGTATGAATGAGTTGAAGGATCTAGAAGATAGAATGATGTTGGAAAGTTTAGAATTATTAAACACAAAAGGTGGTAATGAAACAGCTACTTCCAAATCATTAGATATATCAGACATAAACTGTTCTCTACAAGATTTAGCAATCAAACTACAGAGAATGATTAAAAAAATAAATAATACAATGTGTGATTGGGAAAGTATTGAACGGTCTGGCACAGTTGTAGTGAACACTGATTTTGGACTACAATTGAGAGATGGTTCTGAGAGCAATATACTGTTGAAAATGAGACAAAATAGAAGTGTTTCTATAAACACTTTTCATAAGGAAATGAAGAGACGAGGTATTCTGTCTCCTGATTTCGATAGTGAGAAAGATATTACATTGTTGGAGGAAGAAAAAATAAAAGAGAATTTACCTGAACCAGAACCTTATGTTGATGAGTTAGGTAACCAGGTTGTCGGTGATGGCAAGGCGGGAAACCTTGACACAGGCAAACCTAGAGTCGAATAACGGGAGGTTATTATGCCATTAGAAGAAACTTTAGATAATTTAGACGGAGTTGATGAAAAGTACCAGGACCTTTATGTTGAAAATTCAGACGGGAAGTTTGAAATCGATATTAGTGGTTTGAAATCAGCGTTAGTCAAAGAAAGAAAATTGAAGAAAGATTATGAAAAGAAGTTGGCTAAAAACAAAATCAATAAGGATGATGATCCAGATTTAGATGAGTTGAAAAAGGAATTAAAAACAGCTAAAGGAACCATCAGTAATATGAAAATAAATAGTAGAGTAAAAAGTGCTGCTATTTCCGCTGGTGTAGATCCTAATTATATTGATGATGTTGTTATTCTTACTAGATCTAACTTTGGATTGGATGACGACGGGAATGTCGTTGGTGTTGACGCTGATGGAAGTCCAGATGGTAAAAACATTAACAATTTTTTTAAGAATGATTTCAAGAGAAACAAACCTAGATTCTTTATA